AAGCATCATCAGCCACACCAGCAGTTGCAGTTGTGTTCAGGTTGTTCTTGGCAACATAGCTTGCAGCTAGCTTGCCCTTAATTCCTGATCCAACTCCACCGCCATTAAGCCCACCAACCCATACCCAAAGGTACTCATTGTCAGCAGCAGCTACCTGAGCTACGCCAACAAGAAGCCCCTGAGAACCAGCATTTGTAGTAGTAAGCATAGCGGCCTGGCCGTCCTGCTCAATCTTAACAAATGCGTACTGGTCGATTGCCCCATCAGCCTGAACAAACACGAACTCGCCAACTGGCAAGCTACCTACAGTTCGCAAAGCAGCTGGAAGAGGTGTATCTACACCAGTCCAAGTTTTAAGGTAATTTACTCCAAACGATCCTACCTGTGACATACTCTATTCCTCCGAATTAAGCGTAAATTACACCCTGGAGAACCGGAGCAGAGCAGCAAAGGTTTCCTTCAACGATAATAACCGTGAAGAAAGCATCCTGGTCAACTGGTCGGTCCATAGTTGGCGTAAGTGGCTTGAAGTCAGCTCCACGAACAAGGTCGATTGTCCAATAGTTAGTATTGAGCAATCGGCACGAGTTAGTTTCGAGAACTGCAGAACCGTATCCACCATCGAATACAAAGTCGCAACCATCGTAGCTGAGCTTGCGGAATCCAGCCTTAGCTTCCTTGGTAGGGAGATGAATACGCTGAATTGCAGTCAGGGATGAGTGCAGGTACTTCCATGCAGTGCGGTCCATGATTCCAAGGTCAGGCTGCTCATCGCCACGAGTCAATCGGCTGATTGCATCGGTGATATTCTCCTGAATGTTGGAAGCAGAAAGAGTTACGTTGATTGCAAGGTTACGAGCAAACGCGTTGCTTGTACGATCAATCTTTCCGTAAGTTCCCGACGAAGGTGAAGTCGAAACAGCCTTCTTCAACCCGTCAAACTCCATACCGCCAAACGCAGTTCCATCTCCACGAAGGGAAGCGGAATACACGTTCTTAAGTCGGCTAACGGCAGCCTCAACCTTGCTCTCAGCAAGATCAAGAAGCTGTGCCTCATCGCGGTTAGCTCGTCGCTCACGGCCACTCATCGCTACAGGCTCATAGAGCTGCTTAATGCCAAACTGAAATGCAGTCAGGTCATCAATTGATGAAAGGTCAAAAGACTGATAGCCAGAGTAAAAACCTCCAACTGGCACGTCATTGTACATGACGGGCTTTCGAAGTTCATAACCACCAGAAATACGCTTAATTCGTCCAGCATCCTGCAAAGCAGCCGAGAACGGGTGATGCGCGGTTACAACATCCGCGATATCGTCCGACTGATCAAAGAGGGTTGCTACGAGTGCCTCTTCTAAATTAGCCATTTTATTATCCCTTATACGTTATGGGATAACTTTACGGCTATTCTCCGTGGAAACGCCGCTTCAGGTTATCCCTAAATGTTTGTGCGTGTACCCTGGGAGTTCCGCTGCCAGCAGAGCCAGATATTGATTTTGCAGCTTGTTTTGCCTTTTGAGCTACTGCTTGCTGCTGTTGGATAACCGGCCCTGTGGTCATCTTTTGCATGATGCCGGAGAAGGTCGGGTTACCATTAACGACATAGTTGTATGCAGTTTCAAGGACCTCTTCAGCGCTAGAATACCTGCCGGTTGCGTTAAGAGCTTGAACTACTGGAGCCATTTCAGCCTCTAACTGCGAAGCTGTTTCCGGGTCCTTAAACAACGGTTTGCCGTTCATAAACAATTCTACGACACGCTGGTTGTATAGCTCAAGAGCCTTTTTCTCTTGCTCTTGCGCAATCGACTCGTACTTCTCTGCAGCAATACGCTCTGCCTCTTCCCTTGTAAGGTAATTTGTTGGCTGCTCGTATTGCTGTGCTGGCTGGTCCAAAAGCTGGTTTATATCTACGCCGTAGGACTGCAACCACTCCATAGCGGTGCCGATAGGATCATTCTTCATAGCTCTATCCCAGGCTATGGACCGCCTAGCAATATCGCTTACACTAATACCCTCCTTGGCATAGTCGTCTTCGTACTGTTTAATTACGTCATAGACTGACTGATTGTGCTTATGCAGTTGATTTACTTCCTGCATTTTTCGGTCGTATTGCATACGAGTCTCGTATGCGCGTCGGTTGAGGTATTGTTGTAAAACATGGGCGTTTTGAGCCGAAGGATTAAGAAAAGCCTCCTTTTCCGATGCGTTCATATCGCTTGGCGGTACGAGCAACGGGCGCTCTGCCTGTGGCGCTTGCTGTTCAACCGGCGTACTTTGTTCTACTTCGCCACTGGTTTCTTGCTTGGAAACTTCCTCTTTTTCCTCTTGGCGATCGCTATTCAACTGTTGTTTTAATGTTTCCCTAATAGACAGGGTGGCTGGCTCACGTTGAACTACTACCTCAGTGGATTCTGCTGATTGGTTATTATCTTCCATTTCTATACCTATCTATTACTTGGTTATGGATTTGTTTGACTAAACGCCGCTCTGCTTGTTTCGCCTCTTTTTCCGGCGAGTAGCCTCGGTCGTACGCGTCGCCAATCTCGATTGCCCCTGCCGCCTTGTAAGCCGCTCGTAGCTTCGATTTGCTTGTGTATACTTCTTTTGGATTAAGTGGGTTTTTGGTGGGAGCCATTTCATCTTGAATAAACAAGTCACGAGCGTTTGATACAACCCGCTTGGCTACTTGTTCTATTGGCACAACCTTTTGTTTAACTGGACACCATTGAAACAACCTATATTTTTCACTCATTCATCCTCCATCGTTGTTAGCAAAAATAGGATTTTCATTCGTTTACGATTACGCTGTTTGCGTTGTTCTTCGGCAATTTCTGCCTGTCGAATTGCAGCAACATACGCTTTTTGCTCTGCCATCAACGCTTGCTGCCTGGCTTCTTCTGCCGCTTTGTACTCCGCAATTTTTGCGTAGTATTCGGCAACAACTGCATCAACTTGAGCTTTAATTTCCTCAGTGTATTCAAATTGAGGACTGACGTTTAATGCTTCATTTGCAACGGCTTCAACCGCTGCTTCAACAGTAGCGCCTTCATTTAGTTGACGCTCAAGGAGTGCTTTGAGATTAAGCTCTTTACGCTTCCTGCGTTTTGCTTTTGGGAGTTTGCCTTGTAGAAGCTGTGCAGCTAACTCTATTTCCCAATCCGCTTCAGACTTACGACGACGAAAACCATCAGGGTCAAGTATTTGAACCTGTAGTAAACTTTGTCGTGGATTGAGAAATATCAGCATTAGGCATCTATAATTTCAGCAACTACCGTATGTGTGTCCATGTATTGAGCTTGAACTGCTTTTACCTGCTCCTCACCGGCCAAACCGTAGTAAACGCTTAAAGCGTTAGTAATCATAGTTTGGAACATAGCAGCAACGGCTGCTGTGCAAACCTGCTTCAAAAGGTAATCAGCAGCGGTCACATTTGGAAACTCAGTTTCTGAATACCCATGCACCTTTGCAATAATTTCCAAATACGGTTCAAAGCCTTCTGGTAGCGGCAATTCAAATACAATTCGTGCTTTCATCGTGTTAGCTCCGCAATACCTTTGTTAATCTCAGCGAGCTTGTTACCCATCAACTCCATGTTGTAGGTAAGTTCTCCGCGCTGTGCAAAAAGGTTGATAAGTTTTTGCTTTTTGTCGTTCGCTACTTTTTCTTCCTGCTGAATCTTGCTTGGAATTACCTCGCCAGTAGCAAGCCAATGTGCGAGCGAATCAGAATAAAGCATACCAAAGTGGCGGTATTTAAGTTCGCCGCGTTCAAATACAAACAACGCCGGAACGGAGTCTTTGACCACATCGGACTTATCCATTTTCATCCAAGTGCGTTTGAACTCGGATGGTTTAGGAGTCTTGTCCATTGGATGTGACACTTCCAATGCTCCACAATCAAAAGCTGATAGATCTACCTTTGCTAAATGATCATTCAACCTGTCGCAGTAAGGACAATTTTTTGCCCATACTTTAACTAAAACAAGTTCATTTTTAATAAACTCTTTTGCGGTCTCTTCCGTTAATTGCAACATTCATTCTCCAAGTTATTTACCAAATACATACCAGTTTTGACTAAGAACATAGGCACCAGAGCATCCTGAGTAATAGGTTGCTGCTTCGCAAGTTGTTTGATCCCCGTAACCAGAACACGACGGATCTCCTTCGCAAAGGCTATCAATGCTGTTCCAAGTGCAGTTTGAGTAACTTTGTGTGCATCCTGCTGTTGTTCCGCACGTCGCTTCATTCAAGCCGGAGCATGATTCAACTCGGCGAAATGGACTTATGTGCACCCAATCTTTGAAATTACTCAGCGTGTACGAAGTCGTGTGATTTATTTGCTGAGTGCCGTAGGGGACAATAATCACATCATTATTTGCAGAACTTGCATTATAGACCCAATAGTCTCTGTCAGGACAGGTGTTCATGTCTGGCAGTGTTAATGTAATAGCGGTTTGCCAAGTGCATCCAGGCTCGGCGTTGCAATTTGTTGAATCATCAATGCCGCCACAAGCTGCCGTTCCGCTGCATGACGCGCCGTAAGTGCCGGTACAGTTGCCAGTCGCATACGTTCCAGTACACGAATACGAATCGTAAGTTCCAGAACAACTAACGTACCAAGACCCACCAGTACAAGCGCCAGTGCCGCTATCATAGGTACAATAACTACCACCATTTGCTGCATTACAAGCTGTGCCGTCACCGCCACCATCGCTGTAATTAGAACAATCATCAAAGTTTTGCGTACATCCGCTAGTAGACCCACACGCTGTTTCATCCAGGCTAGAACAGTCTTGCGGCGTGTTAGTCCAAGAACAGCCAGTGTAGCTTTCGCAGGTTCCTTGATCGCCAAAAGCTGAGCACGATGCCTGCTCCCAAGTACAGCCAGTTTGCCCTTCGCATCCACTTTGGTCGCCATTGAAAGTGCTGCATGAATAACCTGCAAACCACGAGCATCCACCGTGAGCATCACGAGCAAGACAATCGGTTTCGTTTGTGTATGAAGAACAAGCGTTTGTAGGAACTCCACTACAAACAGCGGTCGCTGGATCTGCAATCCATTCTGTTGCGGTGTTATCAAGAGTCTGATTAGCTGTAACGTACTTTACTCGAAGTGCTGTACCACCTGAACTTACTAGCGTACTTGTAGGAGCTGATGTACCACCTGCATATACACCCTGTTGAAAACCGCCATAGCCGTAATGCGCGAATGCTGCTTGTACGTTGTAACTGATGAGTGTATTGGTAGGTTGGTAGTAAACTGCTTGACCGTTCCCACCGCTGATCCAAGTGGAAACCTCACCACTTGAGTTGACTCCTATATGTCCTTTGTTAACTCCCCCAAATCTAAAATCCAGCCATGTGTAAGATCCACTGTTGTCAAACAGGGCGTGACGTGTGGTCCCTGGTTGCCCGTTCGATTTACCAGACGCTGCAATCGTAAGCACACCGCTAAATGCTGTGCCCTCAATGAGCATATTGCCCGATTGAACGTTGCCGCCAGTCAACAGTTTTGCAGATACGTTATCAATCGTTAATCGTGCTGTGTTACTTGGAGTAAATACCAATCCAGCAGAAGTGTTTGCGCATACAATTCGATAAGAATATGTTCCGGCGGTTGTTAGTGTAGCAAGCGTATTCCCAGCAAAAGTTACCACCACGGAACCAGCGGTAAAGTTTGAGATAGTAAACGATACGTCAAATCGTTCACCTAGGTTAAGCGTGGGAGTTTGATTTAGCGTTGCAGTCCCATTTGACGTTTTTGATACAGAGTTGCTGCTGTATGCCCATCCAGCTCCAACATTCCATCCGGTTGCGCTTCCTGTAAACGATCCGTTTGTAATGCGCTCTGATGCACCCGATGCCACTGAAAGTGTGTCAGTAGAATCATTAAAATTAAAGTTTTGTGTATCTTGCGCAATTTGACCAGTCGCTCCACCAAACGCAACTCCGCCAGTTGTAAGAACTGGAACACCATCAACAGTCCAATCTAAATTACCTGTGAACGGATTAAAAACGTAAGGCATTACGATCTCACAACAGAGGTAAGTGTTGAACCACTATATCCTAAAGTTAAAGTTGCAACCGTCACACTCGCTAGTTTGTAGGTAACACCAGTAAGGTTTGTTCCAGTGTATGAAAGTACAATTTCATCATGAGGCTGATTTACAAGCCCCTGTACCATTTCCTGATACACGTTACCATTCCGAGTAACAGTTGCAACGGGAATGTCGGGATTGACGCTTGCAGCGGAATTGGAAACTACTGTACTCATTCTTCAGTATCCTCAATCTCAATGCCTACGGGATTACCAGCTTCATCGCTAATTATCTTACCACGACGTTTCTTCGGCTTGCTTGGCTTTTCTTTTTCAATAACCATAGGCTTATCAGTTGTTACCATGATAGCGCCTTGTGGCTGTCGCTGAAGCGTTTCCATGCTGAGACGAATCCGTTCAATAGACTGCTCGGATGCCAAACGTCGCTCCTCCATAAGTTTTTCAGCCTCGGATAGTTTAATGCGCATCTGCTCCAAATCCAGCTTTTGGATTTCAAGAATATGCTGCATCTGGCTGCTTTCCTGCTTAATAAGCGCTTTATCGGCTTCCGTTTGAGCGCCGGTCTGCACTTTTAGCATATCAACCTCAACGGCTGACTGTTTAACCTGCACCTCTTGCTGTTGAATAGCAATTTGCTGCATAGCCATATACTCGGAGGACTGCTGCTTTTGAATTGCAAGTTGAGCCTCCAACTGGTCGCGTTGAGCTTTGAGTTGTTGGTTTTGCACTTCAATTTGATTTTTAACCTGTCGGTCTTGTGCTTCCATTTGAGCAGTTTGAAGCCGAGCTTGTGCCTCAATCTGAGCAATCTGCAAGCGTCCTTGGACTTCAAGCATCGTTGGGTCTGGTGGAGGAGGTTGTTTAGCAGCCTCTTCCTTGGCTCGTGCGATTTCGCCAATTTGCTTGAGGGCTTTTGTAAAAATGCCATCTAGCTCCTTGCCGCCTTTGAACCGCCGAATCATGTTTTGGAAAAGGCTAATGCTAAACTCTGCAAGTGGTGGGTATTGATCAACAAGACCTCGCATTTGGTCAAAAAACGCACCAGCGGTTTGTATAAGTGCTGTGCCTTCTTGTTGTTGTTGCTGTTGATCAATAGCAACCATTGAATCAGAAGCAATTTGTATACGGTAGCAGCGCTTCTTGCTATCGCGCAGAATCTCAATAATTTCTGCCTCAACTTTTTCGATTTCAGCTTCAGGATTGCCAGGCATTTGTGCTTCCATGCCCTCTGGCATTTCTGGCATACCCTCTGGCTCCTCAACCGGCTCACCCCCAAACGGCATTTCTGGCTGTGGTACTTCCATGCCCATTGGCTGTGGCATTGGTGCTGACGGTTGTGATGGAAGTGTTTCTGCAATAAGCCTGTCGGCGTCTGCTACATCAAGGATTGTTTCTTCGTCAAACTGCTCGGCGATGATTGTACCCAGGTGCATAATTGCATCCGAGACAAACTTGGTGAATTGATTCTGTCGAACAATTAACCCCATTGACGACCATTGGTTTTCCAACCTATTGGCCGTAGCTGACTTGTACTGCTCTGATGTGCCTCGAAGTAGGTCAGATACCTTTAAGGTTTCATAAAGCTGCTGTAGCGCATTCTGGCGGTTCTGCTGAAGGATATTGAGTACGTTTGCAAACTGCTCGACCGGGGCAAACTCGATAGACCCTTGTAGTCCACCTCGGCCACGGTTAGACGGCCAGTTGTCGACCGGCAAGCCTTTCAAGTCATCCTCAAACAACTGTTGGAGCGTAAGCCCCATAGCTGAGTCAAAAACGAAGTTAGCTCGAACTGCCTGTGTCATGGCATGGATTCGAGTAGTTAGTCGCTCAACCTCAAGGATTTGATCCTTAACGTGTGTGTAGTCTGAAACTGGAATTACGGAGTCTGGGTCAGTAGATTGACGAATTACGCTGCATGGATAAAACCGCTCAAACTTAATTGGCGGTTCCGACTCCTCAATGATAATTTTTTCGTAGTTAGCTTGAAGCCAATAGACCTTGTTTGTTGCTTCGCACCAGATTTCCCAAACCTCCGCCTTACCTTCGAGTTTTTCGTTTTTCTGGGTTACATCGCGGCGAGATAGCTCAGGAAAACTGTCGTAGTGCAGCTTGTCTGCTATTTCCAATCCGAATCGTTCTTCCACCTGGTAACGGTCAAGAAACGCTCGCTTGGCTTGCCATTCAATTTCACTTTCGTTTCGAGCATCCGAACAGCGGTAGTCGTTATACTGAACAACTTCAAGTACGGCCTTTTCGTCGACCTTTTGTTCAACCTCAACCGATACCAGCAGAATATTGCCACCGGCTTCCTTTGCATTGGTAATGTCGCCGTCAAACGGCTGGCCGTCGGCGGTAAACATTGAGCCTGACGGGTCACGGATAATAGCTATCTCTTGGAATACCTTTTCAAACTTAGGCACATAACGCGCCCATAGTACGGCTTGACCTGTTAAGAGAAACTGAAGTGCTGCGTTGTAGCCTACTTTGTCAAAATCGAAGTGAGTGTCCATCGAATACTGAGTGTTTCGCTCAATGACGACACTGCCTAATTCGTAGGGGATTCCACCAGCTCGCTTGCGCAGGTTTACTTCTGCTTTTGGTGTTGAACTATAAAACGCTGGTAGAAGTGTATTGACGCAGTACCACCATACGTTCAAACGGCGTTGTGCATCTTTCAAACTCTCGATTTGTTTTAGTGCATTGTAAACGCGAATGGATTCTTCGGCTGCACGAACAAACTTTTCATGTCGTTTTTCGGCTTCAAGGATTTGTGTTTTCCACCAGCGAGGCGAGTACTTTTTAACGGAATTAGCTGGCAATTTTATTTTCATATCTGGGTACGCGCCTGTCGTGCTCTCATTTTAGCAATATAGCTTTGAAGTTTAACTAACCCCTTACCAACTACATCTTGCGGTTGTTCCCATTTGGAATCAATCAACCGAGCTTTGCAGAGGTAGCGTAAAGCGTCTACGGCATGGTCGTTGCCAGTAGTGTCTAAGTCCTCTGGTGAGCGTTTGTCTATCGTCATGGATGGTAAAGTTTCCAATAGGTATGGGCAACTAGCAAAGATGTACAGTAACGGCGGGTTGGACACTAGCCGTTGTCGGACCTGAGCCCAGCCTGATATGCGGTCATTATCGGCTGCACGAAACGCAGGGTGTTTGTATTTGGAGAATACGGCAGTAAATTGGTCGTTAATGCTTGGTCCACCTTCATGACTGAAAATCGATGGGTCAGCTACTGCTATTGCATTTTCTCCCACGGAAACTGAGGCAATTCGGTTAGCTTGTTCGACGTTATCGACTCCTTTTCCCCACATTTCGCGATAGATAACGATAGATCCCTTTGGATACGGTACCTCGTTACCTCTGTCATCACGTCCAGAACTAACAGCGCCCCAGACGGCAGCAAAAGGACTCCGATAACCCCAATCATACCCCAAATAACGGGGCCAATGCTTTGGTATGTTGAAAGGAGCAACAATATGTTTAGAACTAAACTCTGGAAAATAACTGCCTTCATGGATCTCAAAATCTCCTTCTAACCAAGCGCGTACAAGTTCTGGGCTACCAACCATGTGCAGACGGTTGATGTATTCGGGGTCACGAGCGAGCAATATCTGGTTGTCTGTCACTCGACTGGGAATGTATATGTAATCGAAGCCAGCTCCATTAGGTAAATCCTTCCGAAGTACCTTCATACCTTTTGGGGCTGGCTTTATGAACAACTCCTTTAGCCAAGAGTGCCCTATACCACCAGGGTTGAAGGTAAGGATGATTTGACCGCCTCCCTTGCCTCGTAGCGCTCCGAATAGCTTCCAGATACACGATGGGTCAGCATAGTTACCAGCTTCTTCTATGGCGCAATCTGAGAGGTTCTGGCCCTGGTATTTCTCAGCATCAGCATCGTTAGCTAGTGGCCTAAACCGTAACCGACCACCATTGGGAAAAGTGAACTGCTTTTTCTGGTCCTGCCAGTGAGCGTTAAGGGGTAGGTAAATCTGCTTGGCTCGCTCAATTAAGTCATCGGCCTGGGGTAACTCTTTACGGAAGAATATGGCGTTAAAGTCAGGTCCAAACTGCTCCTGTTTGACGGCAAACTTACCCAAAACCCCGTCAGTCTTCCCGCCACCACGAGCACCACCATAGCCAATTAGCGTAATAGGACACGCTACCAAAGCCTCCTGCGGCCCAGCTTGAGGTGCCCATACAACCTGTTCATTTAAGCCTCGATTGTCGTTCACAACGGCAATACCTCTTGGCGTAAGCGTTGAACGATTATATCGCAATATTTTTGCTCACGTTCTATGCCAATGCTTTTACGATTCATATCTTTAGCAGCTCTAAGCGTAGTTCCTGCGCCCGCAAATGGGTCTAAAATGCTTGCCACGGCTTTTTTTAGCTTAATATCGGCCTGACTGATGCACCATTTCATTACGTCTAACGGCTTTTGCGTTGGATGCCATCGCTGTTCAGGGCGTTTTCGCATACAACCGTTCCATAGGTAGTCAATTTTACGAACGGCACCAGGTAAGTTAGTCCAAGCTAATTCACAGTCGGCAAAGTCGCCTGTTATATGCTTATCCCAAACTAACCAACATGATGATGCTGGCATAGCATAGTAATTCCCGCCAAATACGATAGCTGGTTGAATAATGAGCCGATTAATTAAGTCCTGTGCTATGGGCTTGTTATCCCAATTATCATCACCATAATCTTTTGCAGGAACAAGTTTTCCTCTGCTCTTGTTAGCCCCAGCCGCTTCCCCTATCCCATAAGGCGGATCGGTAAGCACTAAATTAACTGGCTCTAAATGCGGTAGAATATCCTTACAATCCCCGTGGTAGAGAGTAACGTAATCATCCTGGTAGTAAGGTTTTATCATTTACCAGTAACCATAACAGCATTATCGCTGTAAATTCTTTCTACGTTACAGGCTGGGTTCTGGCAGACAAAGTATGGCCCAGAACAACCAGCAAATAAGCTCACATATGGCTCATCGCTTTCCCCTACCTTGACTGTGCTTACATGAGCGCAAACCGGACAACGCTTGCTGTTCTCTTCCTCAACCTTCTCCCGATGCTCTATCCCCATACCTTCCTATACACCCCTTCCTTTACCTTCACCTCAGACAAACGTAGGTACTCCCTACACCGCTTGCCACCACAGTTGAACCTAGCACTCGCCGTTACAATGATGCCGACATAGCCACAGTGTCCACAGCGATAGTAACTAATCCTCGGTATTTTCGGTAAGGTATTTTTGGACGAACTCTTCCTTGGTAAGCGGCTTGGCACTGACGACATTCCTCACCTCACCGCTAATCTCAATCTGATGCTGCTCACTCCAGCCAAGCTTAGTCTTTAACAGGTGAAGCAATATAGGCGTATTCCCATTCATAGCCTCAGCCACAGCTACAGACGCTAACCCACGCTGCATCTCAGCCTGCCCCTCCAAAAACTCCTCCATGTAATACTTCTCAAGGATGTACACCGATACCCGCGCAGCAAGCGCTGTAGAGCCCTTGGATAAGCCTAGACGAGCCAAATCCCGTATCTGATACCCTAACTGCTCATCCTTAACGTGATGCCGCGTCTGCGGAACCTCACGCATTATAGGCGGCAATATTTCCGGCTCCGAAATTTTAGCCTCAACCTCAACCACCGATTCCTGTTTTAATTCGTCTTCATTCATAAAAACCTACGCCTTACTAGGTAAAACACTGGTTGAACTACAATAGGGGAATTTTATGCGGGGGATGAGATATACGAATAACCGGTACCCACTCAATTTTCAAAACGGTTTTGTTTTCCGAAACTTTTGTAAATGATTTCAACATGTTACCCCTGGAAAGCCGTCCAGAAACGGCAATGCCCTATAAGACATGATATCGGTCAATTGGGGGTAACTATGCGATATCATTTAATAATTCTGTAAACTGTTGTGCTGTCATACCCGACACTCGGTACAACTCCCCTACCTCAAGCGGATGGTATAACACTTTGGCGCGTTCCCTGTACCGTAGCGAGTATGTGCTTATGCCAATCAAGTGCGCAAACTGGTCTCTGCTTAGTCCGAGATACCTACGCACTGCAAGGTACAGGTTGCCTCGTGCATTGCGTAAGGTATGGCGATACCCTTCTTGTACCCGTCCCCTCATCTGCAATTCACTGTGCTTTACATGGCGGACTGTTGACCACATACCCTCACTTTGCTGCGTACATTATTATTGATCAAGCATCTAATTCTCTTGACTACTGTATACAGCATAGAGTAGGATTGCTTTATTGAGTTAACCGAATAGGCTTAACCGATTGAAACAACTACGGAGATACATATGAGAAACCTTATCATCACTGCGATTATCAACTACTACCTACACGATAGCCGTGGCTATGCCGAGTATTTGCGAGGGTCACACGATGCGAGTGATCGCCACGATCAAATATGCCAAGCACTGTCGCGTTTAACCGATGCAATGCTCCTGTCGGTGTATCAACGCTGCCTTGTAGGTAACGAAGTTATTATCTGCAGTGCCGATAGCGATGGCCAGTATGCCGACATCTATCAGCCGGTTGGTAAGTACTACGGCGGGATGACAGAGGATGGCACGGTTCACACCTAAGCGAGTGCGATCAACAGGGTATCTGTCACAGCAGATGCCCGATTGATCGGATAGGCCGATCCAACTAAGGAGATCCACATGATAACAAAACGAATGATCGACATCGTTGACAGCAACGGAAACAAAATTAGCGAGATACGCTGCAACGCTCGTAGCGTTGAAGTATCAAACAAGATGAAAAGAGATTTCGGGATAGTGCAGTCGTATCAGTTATCCAGCTATACGACAGGGGACGGAACACGGCGAGACTGCTGGAAGCCGTCCCGCACCAAAACACTCGCAACGCTCATCGGCATCACGCACAATCAATAACCAACTAAGGAGGCAAAACAATGGATGCAGCACAAATATACAGAGACTATCGCTACGCTATGCGCCAACTGTGCGCGATTGATGTTGAACCCGATTATGAGCGTGATGATGTTGATCGGCAACACTGGCTCAAGCGCTGTCATGAACTGTGGGAACGGTACAAGGAAGCAACGGGAAAGTGCCTGAGCTTCGAACAAGATTATGACTTAGGCAGAATTGAAGCTTATGAGTACAGGTATCAAACACTGGGCTATAGTTGGTACTAAGGAGATCTAACAATGGGCTTTCCACATATAGAGAAAATACTTCGACAGCATTTTGACGTGCCCGAAGATGTTCAACGATTAGCGAACCTTGCTACCTCTGACTTGTTATGGGGTCCGATTGGCTTGGACGATGATTGGGAACGCGAGAATTATCAGAGTTTCCAGTCGGCATGTAAACGAATTGCCGAATATATCGACACACTACCGAGCCAAGTTTGGGTTGATGTTGATTGCGATTGCGTGATGGAATCAGAGCCCCAAGGCGAGGAAGTTGAAGGGGAATGGATTGAACCCTATTGGGAATCAATTTACCTCGTAAACGGTAGAAAAGAGCTAGTTGAACTACTCCTTAACAATTATTTGGTGGGTTATGTTTAATGGCAGCTAAGGTTGACTAACTAACTCTAACTGTTTACAGTGCAACACAGGACATCCTGACAGGGTGTCCGATGCTGTAATGTTACAGCCAACTAGCGAGGATCTATGACCATATTTGATAAGGCAGTTATTCAAGCCAAGCGAGCATGTAAGCGCGAGCAACGCGCAGTATTTTTGCACTGTACCTATAGTGGGATCGTGCTGAAATACGAGCACCTCGGTGTAATCGCGCAACCAACTTACCTGGTAAACGGAAGCAAGGTGATCGACGTGACAAAAAATATTGATACACCAACGTTTGCACAATGCAGCCGTTATGCAGAGATTTACTAATAACTAACCAACTAAGGGAAATATTATGTCAGATCAACGCATTGAACTATATTTCGCGCTGTATCAATTGTGCTGCGATTACCACTCCGGCCAATGGTCTAGAGGCTATCGTATTATGTCGCGGATCAATCGGCTTGGGGTTCGAATTGTAAACGCTACCGAAATACGAGACACCGAAATTTACCGCCAGCTTGAAGTGAAATACGCCGATAAACTGTAAAGCCCCTATAACCACTAACCAACTACGGAGAATATACAGGAGTAAACCATGACGGAATGGGAAGACATTACCAAGAATTTAGAGCCGGTGACTTGGGAACAGATCAAACAGTTTTACAAGGACGGTCGTAGGGAAATACTGCCAGAAGATTGGGAAGAGGCGTTCTGCTTTGCGTTCTCAAAGACAAGAAACCCCTACTGGATCGATCTGTTGGCAACTGGATATAGAGCCGCCCAAGCGAAGTATCAGCCAAAATAGCCCCTACGAGCCCCGCCATTGCATTATTAGCCCCAGCCTTACCTCTCGGTAGGGTTGGGGCTTCTTATTGCAACCCAGGCCATCCTGGAGCCTCTGGCAGCTAATCAGGGATATCATCAGGGTAGTACCCATGATCGTGAAAGAATCGATCCCTATCACTCAACGGCTTCTTAGGCTCAAAATAGGATCTAGTTATGTTGATCTTAGTATTTTGGATCTTAGTAGATGGATCTAAGTAAGTAGATCTTAGTAGTCGGCCAGATTGGCCGGGGTTGGTGGCCAAATTGGCCGGGGTTGCGGTCAGATTGGCCGACCCCCTGGCCAGATTGGCCGGGGTTAGTGTGTGCAAATATCGCCGATTATTTGCTATGGCTCGCTTCAGGTATCCAGCGGTCACCAACTTGGTCACAGCTCTCGCTACCGCTCGCGGAGATGACTGTAAAGCCTCTGCAATTGCTTCCCGACTTGCAAAGCATTGCTTCTGAGATTCCTCAAATTGCTCCACATAGGCAAAGATGGCAGCTTCAAGGAGCCCCAAGGGTAGTAGCTCTACATATAACTTGAGAAAATACCGGGGTGCGGGTAGAGTTGGTTTGTTCATAATGTTCCTTCTGACCCTGTGCTTACCGGCTAAAGTTGGCACAGGGTTTTTTTAATGGTGCACAGCCGTTATAGCCCCCCCATCAGTAACCCGTAAAGTTTTTTTTACATAAACCCGAATCCCCTGTTGTGTACAGTGAATCTATTTGGTACTGTTTACAGCAGGGCAATAAAGCCCACAACTAGGATGGCAACAATGGCAAAAAACCCTTTAGACCTTAAACACGTTAAAAGTGTGCGCGTAATCGCATTGCAGGATCTCGCCACAAACGAGATAGCTGGCAAAATCGTCGCCAATTTCAGTGATAACGGAGTGTGCACTGCTCAGGCGTTTATCCACTCGGGTAAACTGTCCCAATGGCAGATGAAACCAGTTTCATGCGGTGGCGCTGGTTATGACAAACTCAACTCGTGCCTTGCCGATATGTTTTACTGGCAATGTTTCGAAAATTGGTCCGAAGTAAAGGATCTAGAAGCCGGATTACTTAACAAGTGGTTCGAGAGTCACGGCTACAAGGCAACCGTTTTGATTTAAGGTGACATCAATGAAGAAACTACTTTTGGCCTTATTAGCACTCCCAGCCCCAGCAATGGGGCAGTTTCCAAGCCCGTACGCGCCCCAAGGAGCGCCAATCGTGGTGCAACCTGGCTATGGGGTGGTTATACCGCCTTCAAGCCCCTACGGGCTGCCAGAAAACCCCTACGGCACCGGCTACAGTGTCGTGACACGGCAGCGCATGGACAGGGATATGACAGACTCCGAAACAGTGACTTCGATACGACCAAACGACGCTTGGGGGAACCCAATCAAACCACTTTGGGAAATATTGGAAGATGCTGCAGACGGGGATTACGAAGACTAAACAACAGGAGGGACAACAAATGGCAACGATACAAAACTGGCTATATTTTGGCGCTGTAGGCGCTGTGATGGCACTAACGGGCTGCACGGGTATGGAGATTGGGGGGAAGCTGTGGATAAGTCGGGTGGACGAGCGCCAAGAATCCCAAAAAACCCACAACGTACCCCTCAAGTGTTACCTGTGGACAAACTGTGCAGAAATGGAGGCAAAGTAAGCCATGCAACAGATTAAAAACCTACTTTTTACCCCTACGGGCCTTGCTGTTACGGTGCTTCACTTGGCGTTTTTTGTCGGGGTCGTAACCATGATCATCGGTGTTCGCGTTTATGTTCTAGGCGACGATCCAGCGGTAGCAGTGTCCAGCACCATTAGGCGCAAATGAGCACCGAGACGAAAGGCAGTGGCTGGTTATGCGCTGCCTTGGTTTTAGCAGCTTGTTACGTCCCATTGCCGGAGACGATAGCGTACCACCAGGCTAGGGTACTCAAGCTACCACTTGAGCCATCCCAGAGCCTTGTGGAGGCCGAAGTCACCAGGGCAGCTAAAGCGTACCAGCTTCCGGCTCGGTTGCTTCATGCCTTGGTGCGTGTCGAATCAGGCTACAAACTGCGGGCGGTGTCGCCAGTTGGTGCCAGAGGTCTGTCGCAAGTCATGCCGGTTAACGCCAAGCGTTGCGGGCTACCTTCGGCAGATCACTTGTGGGATGCCGTCACAAACCTTCGCTGCGGTGCTCAAATACTGCGTGAGGAGTTCGACAGGCTCGGCAACATTGAAGACGCTCTCGCCGTGTATAACTGCGGGCGCGTGAAATGCTACGAAGGGCAGAAATACGCTAAAAAAGTTGTTGCACTGTCAACAGCTAGGTGATAACAATCGGGTGCGCGTCTGTACGCAGCGCACAACTAGGAGATAAAAATGAAATTATTAGAAGCCTTGTTTGGTAGGCCAAAACCAACACAACCCACTAAAGCAGCACAACAAAAACCAGAAGAAGCAACGAAGGTTTGCCGGACTTGCAAACGGGTATTACCTCTGAGCAAGTACAGTCGAAACAGTGGCAACCCTGACGGGCTTCAATGTAGCTGCAAGAAGTGCAAAAGCACCTACATGAAGTCTTACTGGAGGCGCAAGAAGCTGGAACGATCTCCGAAAGTCGTTGCTGTGCAGCCTTACGACCCAGGACTGACACTGAGCATCCACAAAGTGCCACAAGCTGCGAGGGATTGGTTAAATGAGTACGCGCAAAGTAAGCGCATGTCCAAAAACGACCTCTACCTTCAGATGATCAACGAATTCATGATTCTGCATAAGAAATAGGGGGGAACAATGCTACTTAAAGAGATCAATTTCCCCCGCTATCAATTCGACGCTAACGGTTACAAGTTTGTGGTCTATATGGGCTACGATTCAGCCGGTCGCGTGATGTTTACGCCTGAGATCGGCTGGCAGGAGTTGGAGCGCGTCCTACAGCAGCCTTGGGAAACGCTGCTGGAAGACATAGACGACTGCATATACAACGCCGACCCAGAGCGATTCACTGTGGAGGATGTATGACTGACATCATCTTAGCGCAGTGTTTGGAATGCAACTGGATAGCAGAAGCAGAAGAGTTCGAAGAGTGCTGCCCAAACTGTGAAGCGATTGAACGGTACATAGGCAGCGAGCGCGAGATCAGTTGGTATGACTTCTGGCGTCAATGTGAAGAATTAAAAGGTAAAATATGAGCAAAGAATTAGCAGTAACAAACAGCTTGGAGATGCTCCAGGCACTTCGAAACACCGTAGCACCAGGGCTTACAGAGCCAGAGTTCGTGCTATTCGCTGAGATGTGCAGGGCAACCGGCCTCAACCCAGCAACAAAAGAAATTTGGGCTATTAAAGCCGGTGGTCGCCTTCAGCTTATGACGGGGATCAACGGGTTTTTGAAGATAGCTAACTCACACCCTCAATTCGACGGCATGGAAGTTACCTTTGAATGGGATGGAAAGCAGCTTATTAGCAGCACCGTGAAGGTATACCGCAAAGATAGGCGGTTCCCGTCCGTGGCTACCGCTTACATGGCTGAGTACGCAAAGCCCACGCCTATTTGGAAGCAGATGCCAACGGTGATGCTTTCGAAGTGTGCCAAGAGCCTCGCCATTCGAGAAGCCTTCATTAACGAGCTTGGAGGGCTCTACACGGCTGAAGAGATGCCTAGCAGCTTTGCAGCGCCACGCCCACAGGCTCCAGAAGGCATGGAAACGGTCGTTAGCACCAAGACAGGGGAAGTAGTGGGGTACAAGGGTAAAAACGTGTCCTTGGACGGTGTAGAAGCTCTGGAAGTGGTTGAGGAAGACGGCATTGAGGTTGTCCCCGAAGCAGCAGAGGAGCCGAGCCGACCGAGCAAGGCCAAACCTACTTTTTATGACGTCAGCAAGTTTGACGAGAAGGCAAGGAAGGCTGCGGAAAAGTACTTAACCGACTGCGAGGCTAAAGAGATGGTGCCAGGTATATGGCGAGCACCCATCAGGCTGTCGAAATTAACTCAGTGCATTACAGAGGATTGGAGCGATGCAGGTCATATATAAGCGTAAGAAGAAGTTATTAAGGGAAAGGGCCGAAGGGGTTGTAAATGAAAGCCAAAAAGAAACAAAACGTTATGGAGCGACGAGACGATACACCGAGAGCAGGGTTTCGCCGGTGGACGGTTATCGTAGAAGAACAATTGGTGAGTTATTTGAAGGACTACGCAAAGGACAACAAGGTCTTCGTAGCGGATGTGGTGACTGATGCGCTCAACGACTGGAAAAAAAGACATACAAAGGGTTAAGGCTGCTTTGGAGCGCATTGTGGAGTCGTTTAAGTCGGACGAAGTACTATCCGAGTTTGAACGAGGCCAAGTTGACGCTCTAAGGTGGGCTCTGCAAGTAATTGAAGAGTTGGAAGAATAGTTTTTTGAGGTGTAGCTCAGTTGGTAGAGCGCTGGTCTGTTAAGCCGGTGGTCGTAGGTTCGAGTCCTACCGCCTCAGTCAATTTACCGTAACATTGGAGGATATATGAAGGTAAAATTAGCGGAAGCATTGCTGCGACGGAAAGAGTTGCAGGGGAAAGTAGACATCTTAAAGCAAATTCAAAACAAGGATTTGTTTGAGATAAAGGCACAAAGACGTAACGTGACTGATAGTATTGATGATATCATTGTGCAGGTGCCTAAGTTGACGGCTTCGCAGGTAACTTCGGAGTTTGATTGGCACGCTCGTCAGCTTCGGTTAGTCGATGCTGCGATACAGCAAGCAAACTGGACCTGTGAAATTGACATCGATCAAACGGCAATGAGCGATTACAAGGCGTAGGTAAATTGTGGTGGGCTAAATCAAGGGGTTTATGGCGTGAGGAAAAGTGTGTTCCTGCACTTAATCAGGTAGGTCTTGGCCGAGATCGTTACAGTTCGTCATTTGAAAATGGCACCAAGCAAAAAATAGCTCAACAGGCAGAGCGCTAGATGTCTAATCTGGAGTTATTGGTTCGAGTCCAATCTTTTGCCCCCACTGGTATGTGGACCCATGGTCTTCAGAGACTTGAAATCTGAGGAATTCCGAGTAAGTGAACTGTGAAAAGGTAACGTCCGACTTAAACGATTAGAAGTACAATCGAACAGTTTTTACCCGATTGCCGACTAACCAACCCTCAGAATAGGCCCCTTGGTTTAGTCCATCACAAAAAAATCCCCCCCCAGGGCGGCAAAACTCTGGAGGGGGCAACTAGGAGGGCCAATGGATGGCCTTACCTCGAAGAGTAGCAAACAGGAGGACAAATGGGAACCAGAATAGGAGCCTGGAAAACAAAGAATTGCCAGCTAACCGTGTGGCAAAACCCCGAAGGCATCAGCTTTCAATTCGGGAAGCACTACAAAGACAAAAAAACAGGGGAATGGCGCGAGTCGAAGCGGCTTTACGCCGATGAACTACCCCACATCATTGATATGCTGCAGCGGGCAGTGCAATGGAGCCAAAACCGCACCAATTTGGAGAGCTCCGCAGCACTCACCGAGCCAATATCGTCAGTAGTAAAAAACGTAATGGATAAGTTAAGGGAGTAATATGCCACCAGTAACATCATACAAGGAAAAAGGTCTTCAAGTAGCCGTGTGGGAGAACCGCACCGGAGGCTACAGCTACACCATCAGTAAGCGCTACAAGGACAAGCAAACAGGCGAATGGAAGGACTCCAAGTATCTCTACAAGGAGGATATGGAGGCTTTGACGCTGCTTATACAATCAGCACTGAGCTACGCACACGACCGCGCAGAGCATCAGCATGAAGGCATCCCAAGCGGGCAAGGTAAGCAAGGTCCAAGCCCTGTCACTGAGTTCGATATGGACGACATTCCATTCTGATACAACCGATTTTCGGGGGCGGTAGGTTGCGTGGGACACGACACGCAATGCAAAGGCTACCGTCCCCACTTAACTGGAAGGACAGATGAAAACAACTGAAGAACTGGCAGAGCGATATGTAGCGCATAATCGGTCATACCCTTACGACCCGCTAAATGCTGAAGATAGATATCAAAGAAACTCTTTTTTGGCTGGCTATGAAGCATGTAGAAATCACATTCACTTGCATTGGAAAGAAGAATGGAAAGAACTCTATAAGGCCATTGAAGAGAGCAGCCTTCCAGCAATGGATGCTATGGAAGGTCGATATTTGCGAAAGGTAAAAGAGTTAGAAGCAAAAATTGCCGAGCTTGAGACTCAACTTGAAAACTGGCAGCACAATGCAATACACGGAGACAATATATGAAAACACCTGAAGAGTTGGCAGAAGAGTACGCAAACAGCATTACGCGAGAATCAGCCCGGTTTATCCGACAAGATGTTAGTTTTGCGTTTTTTTCCGGCTACCAAGCCGCACAGGAACACGCACACGCAGCACTGGAGGAAGCAGAGGCTGAGATAGACAGGCTGCAAACTAAGCTAAGCGATACGGGGATACTGGCTACTGACCATATTGTTGACGTCAGCAAAATGGTGGATGTGAGTAGTTCAGAAACGCTTAACAACTGGATCTCGGTGAAGGATCGGTTGCCGGAAATTCCAGAAAATGATTACAGCAATCGTGTTCTCTTGCTTAGAACAGATGGATTTATAGTAATTGCCAGAATAGAAAAATGTGTTCGATTTGTGCGGCCTCTTCAGCAAGCCTTAATTGTTGAAACTGACAACGGCGATCCTATTGAAGAATTTACCCACTGGATGCCGCTACCTGAACCGCCGAAGGAGTCTAAAACATGAGTTGGAAATACATACGAGATGAACTACCGCCGTATAACAAAGAAGTTATTTGGTGTAATCCGTACTCAGGCATCATGGTAATTAGCGCAATCAATGGCGATTGGGATGGCGATTTGAGCAATGAGTATTTTGAATACTGGCAAGAACTGCCACAACTACCGGAGGTGAAGAATGCCGATGCATATTAAAGTTGACCCAAAGCATAGCCCGTTTATTGTTGGCGGCTCTGTGATGAGTAGCCTGTCGCAGTTATATTACAACAGCGGCTATGAGGAATTAAGCAACCTCGTAGGTTTGGTTGAGGCACTGGAATATCTTGCATGGTGGATAAAAGGTACGCCACAATACAAAAAACAGTTACAGGAGGATAAATGCCACTCAACAAAAAAGGCCTTAAAATCCGCGCTGCGCTCGAAAAGCAATACGGCAAAAAGAAAGGCGAGCAAGTCTTCTACGCGATGGAAAACTCCGGCAAAATCAAAGGCGTCAAGAAGAAGTAATGGTAAACTCAAGAGCCAAAGGCGCAAGAGCCGAGCGTGAGCTTGCTCACCGCCTCCAAGAATACGGCTACCAAGCCCACCGTACCCAGCAGTTTTGCGGTAAGGCTGGTAACTCTGACGTTGAGTGCAAAGAACTAGCAAACTACCACATTGAGTGTAAAATGGTGGAAGCCTTAAACATCGATAAGGCTATCGACCAAGCTACACGCGATTGTGGCGAGCGCACACCAATAGTCGTGCACCGCAAGAAGCAACGTCCCTGGCTAGTCACCATGTATTTGGAAGATTGGCTAAAACTGCAAAATGAAGATTGATTTATCCGGCATTGCTGACGTTGATAAAATCGCTATCCCCGAAGTAGTGCTGTGGCTGGCAGTTATAGAACGCGCCATGCTCGATGCCGTATACCCACGCCGTGACTTGGGCATAGCGTTTCGTCGCGACCTACACGACTTCTTCTACAATGAGGTTCCACGGCCTCACAACCTCGTCTACATCTGCAACATTCTATTCGATATACCAGACGCTCATGTGGCTGTAAGAAAGCGCCTGGAGGCCATGCTGGACGAGCCAGACGCCCCTGAGTTCATTCGTAGCAAGCGCTACAAAGGCTACTACTAGCGCTTCTTCTTCTTGTCGATTACCGACCAAACCTGAGTACCCCCGTAGAGCAATGCACCAGCTACAACCGGCTCTGCTGCCTTTACCAAGCCTTCAGCCTGGTCCTCAGTCACACCAATGGTAAGCAAGCTACCAGCCGCAAGGGTCAACAAGTGCCGTACAATGGAGAGTAAAATTGGCATAGGAGTTTCCTCATCGCGTTAAACACCCTGCGCCCGTACTGACAATCACGTTGACGAGGGTCAATAAAATTGCCCCGAATACAGTTCATCCAGGGCTCCCAGTAATAGGTTAGGTTACAATGCGCGTACTGCTCAACCCACTTTTTGACATCTACCACCCGACCATCCACGCCGTCTAGGTCTACTATACACGGCTTAGTGACTTTAGGATTTGGTCCATGCTTTTCGCAGACAACTCCCCGGATGCAACGTCTGCCGATAGGATTATCCACAAGGACACAATTAGGCAAAGCAACAGATACACGAGACAACAGTACTCTTCTAGCAGTTTCATTCAGGTCACACTCCAAACACGGGGATGCGTAACACAACAACTCCCCCTTAGCCGATTCCAACCTTAACTTCACCTTATTCAATGTACGCTCAAATCGTGACACCACCGACCCAGCCCAACGCTTAACGTCTCTGTTGGCCTTGGCTGCTGTATAGCCCCAGAACGGCTCATATCGGCCACAGCGCTTGTTTCTCATGCAGGGGCCATTGAGGATATGGATTCGAACAATCTTTGGCCTGGGGTCAGCCAGGAGCGTATCACCGCACTTGCAATCCTTGGCAAACGTAGGCTCCAACCAGCCAGTAACTATAGGCTCCTTACCGCTCCAGGTTCTCATCATGGCTTGGCAATTCCACGACTCATTGCATAAGCCTAGGTAACTCATGCCCTGACCACTGGCTGTGTTTGCAATCGCAAGCATCCACACAACCAGTAAAAGCCTCATCGGTCCAAGGCTCTATCCAGCTTCTTTTCTATGCGGTCCAGCCGCTCCTTTACGCCGTTGACCTCAGTCTGTAGCACCTGTACCTGTGCTGTAAGCGTGTACTTGGTTTGCTCCAAGTCGTGCAACGAACCCTTTAGGTTTTTGTAATCCAGGCCGACAATACTTACAACCACGCCAATGACGGCTTTAATGGCTAAGTCTATCCAATACCGCAACTCAGTGACTTCGCCAGTTGTCATCGCACCTCCAAATCAGCCGTATCAATTCCATTCATCAACTGCATAAATGAACTCATCGCTGCTCGACTAGCTACAATGATGGCTTTGGGTCCAATCAGCCCATAAGACGTCCCAAGCAAAATACATCCATGAGTATCAGCATCGCTATTGCCAGCATGAATAAGTATGTCGCTGCGTCCTGGCACATCCTGCACCTTGTAGCATTCGCCAAACTTCAAAGACTGATGCTTTACCAGCTTATAGTGACCGCTAGGTATGCATGACACCATGCGCTCATTGTTGCGCCATTTGTCCTCAAGCGTAACGCAGACTGGACGCCCGTTGGCAGTAAGCACGCCAAACGTTGCATCCTGATACTCGCCAATCCGCGTTACCTTGAGCTTCATGCTTCCAGCGCCTCAATGCGAGCTTCCAATGCCGCAATTTTTTGTTGCGTTAATTCAGCAAACTCTTGAAACGCTTTGATCATACGCGATTCATTTTTGCCAAGCCCTGACAATGTGTAAAACCCGTCTGGACCTTGCCCTACTAGGTCTGGGTATATCTCCTGCACTTCTTGAGCAATAAAACCAATTTGATGCCCTGAGCCGTCCTTGTAGTCAAACTCTACAGGCCGAAGGCTCATAATGTTGGCTAACTGCGAAGGTAGGTCAGTTATGTTTTCTTTTACTCTCTCATCAGATGTAGAGGTAAATGTCGCTTGGTTCGCTCCATTGGCTGTAATCGATCCAGAAGCAGCGTTGCCACCATTAATATAAAACAACGCAAATATATTTGAGGTAGTTGTGTTGTTATCAAACTTGAAAAACCGAATAGCAGGGACACCAAGCCCTGCTGCGTTAATATATGCGTCAATCGCTGCCGTAGCATCTTTTACAACAGCCAATCGACCGCTCGGACTAAATGGAAGTGTAGTTTGCCCGATAACAGAATCGCCGGTGCCAAACCAAGTTTGTCGTTGCACACTGTTGGTGCCAATACTTACCGGATTGGAACCGCTTTTGTTTATTTGTAGATATGTTGGAGCGCTAACAATTCGAGCAACCTCTGTGCCATCGGATTGAGTAAATAAAGTCACACCGACGTTATCACTCGCTCGTCCTCGTTGCGCTAATCCAATGGCATTTGTGCTTTCGCAAAGGGCATCAATAACACCAGCAGTCGGGGTGGCAGTTCCAACGCCTACGCGACTTATGTTCATAGCTTGGTTATTGCCAAAGTTCAAATTACCAGCCATTGAGTTGCTACCGTCTTTGTTTAGGCATTGGTTAATGCCAGTAGCAAAGTCATTGTCTTGGGTATCGTGGCGACCAGCTTCAATGCCTATGCCAAGACTTGCATCGCCAGTCCATCCACCTGTACCAGCATTTCCCTTCGTATAACTTCCCGCTGCCCAAGGCATAGTCTCTCCTTTATGCGTTGTAGTAATTCATTACTTTTTGAACATACGTTTTGGTTTCTGTCGGAACCAATCTCAATATGTTTCGTGTTGTAACTGGCAACTCTTCAGACTCCAGTTTTTTTATGATGTTACGGATTCGCTGTGGTCCTGCATTGTATGCAGCCAGAGCCAGTCGCGTATCACCAAAATCCTCAAGCTGTTTTGCAAGGTACTTGCTGCCACCTTCTACGTTCTGTTGCGGGTCAAATGGGTCGCTCACTCCCATGTCTTTGGCTGTGCCAGGCATAAGCTGCATTAAACCCTTTGCGCCTTTGCGACTAACAGCGTTGGGATTGCCAGAAGACTCTTGTTGAATTACCGCTTTTACCAACTTAGGTTCTGCAAACTCATCTCCAACAGGTATGCTAATGTTTTGCTTGCCTACTTGCATTGATTTTTGGGCTGGCGCAGGTTCGCCTCGTAGCGCCTCTATTTCTCTTGTAACAGCTTCAATTTGAGCATCTATATCCATCTCAGGAAGTGCAGCAGGCTTCGTTGCTGTAGGTTGCAAATCCTTTGGGGCAGCTTTGCCAGCGATAGTAACCAAATCACCAAGGCTAACAGCGGCAACTTCTTTAGGCATTGCTTTGCTTAAATTAGTTGTTAATTTGCCAACAAGATTTTGTCCTTTAGGAGTAGCTAAAGCTCGCAATGTAAGAGCGCCCAAAACACCTGATCCAACATCGCCAGCAGCAGCACCAAGAATAGCTCCACCTGCAAGCCCTGCCCCGCCAGTAGTATTAAGTAACTGCTGTACTTTGCCGATATCATAATCAGCACCAGTAGCCTTAAAGCCTCTTTCAATAATAGGGCTAACTACAATCAAGTCCTGCTTTTGCTTGTTAAGGTTTTTTACTTCAGGCGCATACTTTTCAATATGCCCCTTCATATCCCTGTAAAGAGTACGCCAAAACCCAGGGTCAGATTGAGGGGAGTTTTTCCAATTCTCACCGATAATCTTTTTCTGCTGATTCAGGTATACAAGACTCCCTTTGCCTTCTCGACGCAAAGCATCTTGTAAGCTAATAAGTTCGTTTAGGTATTTATCAACATCGTTCGCCGCTATGTTTTTAGAAACATATTGAAGCGTTTTATCAAACGAAGGTGGAGGGACTGGCCCTACCTTAGCTTCTGTTCCTTTCAGAACAGACTGAATTGAGTCTTCTGTTGCTTCTTTGGCGGCTTGTAGCTTTGGATACATAGACTCAGGGTCTATGCTTTTACCAAGAGTGCCTTTCTCAATAAGGTTATCAAAACTCTTTTTAAGCTGAGTAGTAGTATCCCCTTCTACTGTTTCAATAATAGCGTTCTTAGCTAACTTGTAATCAGAAGCCCTTGCGCCTCTAGCTTTACGCTGTAAGCCCATACCAACATCTTCTAGCAATGGAGCAATAGATGATGCAGCTTTAGCAGCGCCACTAACAGCAGCAGGAGCGGCGAATGCTCCTACCAATCCTGCGTATTGAGATTCAGGCGCAATCGCTTGCCCCGCTTCACTACCGAGGTATGCCGCTAATCCTGTACCAGCTTGGCCCAGCAACTTAGCCTTAGATAACGGCGATGGAGTAAGAAAACTTACCAATTCTTGCACTTCCGTTTCGGGCCTAACGCCAAGAATAGGTGCTGCAGCTTCCGCTCCTGCGCTCAGTAACTTGCTTGCTCCAAAAGTTTCTACAGGAGCGCCGGCATATTCCAAACCCTTTACTACGGGATATGACAATACATCTACTAACCCTGCGCCAGCCCTAGCAATACCGGTTGGTACATCAAAAGCAAATTGACGCAAGCCATAACCACTAGGCTCTGGTGATTCAGGTACAGAAGCAGTCAATGCAGCTTGCTCTTTAGCTATCTCGGCTTCCAATGCTGCTATCTGTGCGTCTATTGGGTCCATCACTTACCTGCTGATGCTCTCATGCGTTTCAATTCTGCTAACTGAGCTTGTAACTGTTCGAGTTTTTGCATTTTATTAGACGCAGAAACGGCACTAGCACCAGCCATGCCACCTTGTTCAGCCATCCAAGACTGCCAATCTTGCCGTTGTGGATTGTAAACTCCCGCAGGAAATACTTGTTCGCTTTTGTATTGTCTCCAAGCAGCATCAGCTCCAACCGAACTACCCTTGCTCTGAACGTAGCTTTCTAAAAAGTCAGCATAGTCTTGTTCTATTTTGCCTATTGTTTCCATTCCAGCAATAAGTCGAGCGTTTTCTGTTGGAGTGTTTGAAGAACTTGGGCCAGCTCCCATGAGCAATTTAGTTTCAAAGTCTGATACAGCGCCTGGCGAACGCAGCATTTGCACCATTCGAGGCCGTACGCTATCAAGAATAGTTTGATAGTCTCTTTGTTGTTGTTCGGAAGGACTCACAACAGCAAGAGCTTTTGAAGCTAACTCTCTCGGTGCACCTAGCAATCCGCCAGTCATGCCAGCGCCTTCCATTCCAGCCCTAGCCGTAGCGGCAATTTCCTCTAAATTTACGCCTCTTGATCGTGATGCTTCTATTTTCTTTTGAGCTTCTTTCGTTGCTGTTGTATCAGGTTTGAGGTTCTTTTCAGCGTATTCTGAAGCTTGTCCCGGAGTCATGCCAAGCGTAATGCCACGAGCAATTAAAGCATCTCGCTTAGTTTGCATTTCCGTAGCTCCGGGCATTGGTGCCATCTCCGCGCCAGCAGTACTAACAGAACCACCGGGAACTAATGCTTCGAGAAGTTTTCGTTTTGCATCTGCTTCTCTTCTAGCTTTTGCTTGTGCCACTTGTTCAGCTAACGGGCTTATTTCAAACTCTGCTGCGGTGGTTAAATCAGCTAATTTCTCAGCTTGCTTAATTTTCCTTGTCGCCTCCTGCTGCATCAATGCCGTAGCTAAATTGGAAAGACGGCTTTGATATCCTACGTCCCCTACGCCACGAATAAAGTCAGTTCGTTCTTGTGGAGTTGCAAGGGTCTGCATTTGATTGGCAAGGCTGTTTACCTCAAGTGTATCCCGCGCAGCTTGCTGACGTGCCTGATAACCCAAAAGCGATTGCAGCAGAATAGAGCCAAGGCCAACGCCTACAGCACGACCTGTAGAAGTATACGGCGTTATCAACTGAGGCGTCATGGTGTTAAGGCTAGTCTGTGCTATGCCAAAACCCGTGTCGGTAGGAGTGTAGTTTAATCCTGTGAGTGCGTCAGTTAGCAAATCTGCCATATTACCTCTGTTTACCTATTTGAGAACCAACGGCAGCCGTAGCACCTTGAATGAATGATGCCGTCGGATTTGGTGATGCTCCTTGTGGTCCATAGCCGGAACCAATTTGTTGATCATAGAACGCATCCATTGGGTCAACTGCAGCAGCCCCGCCACCGGAACCACGCATACGAGCCATTCGCTCCTGGGCAGCAAGATTTCGTTGTTGCTGTGCTCGCTCAAAGGCTTGCTGTTGAGTCAACTGTTGCTGCTGGTAGTAGTTCTGTGAGCCTAGTGTGTATGGTTGCTGCAGGTACTCGTACTGAGCATACGGTGCCATTCCAGTCTGATATGCCTGTAAGTAATACTGCTGCTGAGCCGCTAGCGCATCCTTTTCTGCTGCGCTCATAGCTTCTTGTCGCGCTAGGTCTTGACGCTGTGTGTTGGCCTTCATAAGTGCCTGAGCAGCAGGACCATTTGGGTCTAATCCTCGCTCTGCAATACTTTGCTGAGTGGCAACGTCCTGCCGAGCAAACTCCTCTGCGTTGCGCCGATTAAAGGTTTCCATGAGGTTCTCACGCTGACGCTCCATTTCTTGCCCAAAGTACGGACTGTATTGCTGCTGCATTTGATATGGGTCACTGGTTTGGTAACGATTTGCAAGCTGCTGGTAAGCGGAAAAACCTCCTTGCATACCTTGCTGCGCCATTTGCTCGGGCGTTAATTGAGCCTGCCCCTGCTGTTGTGCAGGGTTTGTAGAGCGGTACTGTTGAACAAGCCCTTCAAGCCTTTTGATTTCTGGGTCATTTGGCCGAATACGCTTCAGGTAGTTAATGCGCTGCTCGCGTCGAGCGGTTGCGGCATTGTCCATTGGGACTGGCTTTTTATTAGCTGATGGGTCAGTTGCTAATGCGGTTTTGCGTTGTGCCATAATTATACCTGTCCACCCATATCGTAACGTACTTCAAAACCAAGTATTTGCATGGTCGTGTTTTTTAGGGAACCACCAAAACGAATTGCTGCGCAGTGTCCCTGGCCTTTTACAGCAAACCTGTCAAACACATACTCTACTTCGGCTGACCAAGGGGGAGGCGTTACTGCTGGTACTGGCGTAAATGGCGCTATTGGCAACGTAGTTCCTGGCGCAACTCCCCAAGGGCTACCCCACGGCGTAAATACTCCAGCCGGAGAACTGATTGCAGTCACGGTAGTTTGTCGTTTGAAGTCCGTATCAAGCCCTACATTGAACGATACCCCGCGCTTAACCTTGACTATAGGGCGTATGTCCTTAAACGCCTTGTAGTTCGCCCTGGAGCCATAGAAGCTAAATGCCAGCCTAGCAGCATAAGTAATAGCTTGAGCTTCGGTTGCAGTAGTGGCATCAGCTTGGCCAGTTTCGCCCTGCCAAATAATGCCAGTAGCAGAGGCATAAAATGGGAGTCGATTAAACAAGCAAGAGCTTAAACAATGCTCTGGATTAAATAACTGAAATTGAGTCCAGGCTTTTCGGTCAATCGAATAAACCAAAAACGTACATCGAGTGCCAGTTTGAGGTAGGGTGATATACACCCGTCGACCTTGCGGCCAAAAGAACCCATGCCATTGATGATCAAACGCAATTTGACTAGCGGTTTCGCTAATTAACGGATTGATGTTTTTGCTTACAATATCAAGCGCCGACTCTGGGTCAGCCTGAAACAAGCCAGATAACGGGACAATTCCCTGCTCAGTAATTACCCAAACATCATTGTTTACTCGGACAAACGCACGACGACCGAGCGGCTTTCCAATGTAATAGCGGGCTACCAAGCCCCAGGACGTAGGGTCGCCAGCATAGGAACCGCTATAAAAAACAATCTCACCTTCCGAACTGCATGCCCAAAACAAGTCTTGGACGCTCATGCTGGTGTTATTGCTGTAGCTGCCAATAGCTACTACATAGCCACCTTTGGTCATAACGTAGCTTAGGTCAAAGCTGGTAAGTGCAGGTGTGCCGCCTGTTCCAGTTACCTGCAGACCGCCATACCAAATCCGACTTGAAGCATTTTCAATAAAGTACAACCGCTCTTTGTGAGCATGTACTCCTACCATTGAAGTTAAAGCCAAGCCCGTAAATGTAAGGTCGCTTGTCGTGGCTGCACTACCGTTCCAATAGCGAGCTTTGTCTACGCCATTACAAAGGTAAATCCTATTGTTGTAGGTTGTCGACTGCCACTCTCCGCTAGTGACCGTGGACCCAGTAATGGTGGAGACGACACCTGCAGTATCAATTCCGTAGATCGTAGTGTCATTTGATGCAACAAGTTTAGTAGTTGCATTTGCTAGGTTAATGGCTTCTACAAACTTGATTGGCGTTGCCGAGCCTGTGTCTGCGAACTGCTCATAGCCAAGGCGAACCGTTGACACATTAGCGCCTGGAAATATGTTTACCAGTTCCAATGCTGCAGCAGGGTCCATATTGTCTATGGGGCTAACTAGGTCTAGCCCCATATACGGTCCCGGCATGGTCATGCCCTGAAATGCCATTTGCTTGCCTTAGTAGCGTCGTCGTTGAGGTTGCGGAACTCCCATTGTAGGAGCCCCATATTGTCTCTGCATTTGCTGCATAGCCTGTTCGCGAGTGCCATATACACCCGGCGACAACCGATACCTTCCCTGATTGTTAGCCGATTGTCCTAAATATTGTTCCAAGTTGCCTTGCTCTATTCGTATGGCTGGCTGCGGTTGCATACCGTAGCCTGGATCGATATCAGCGCGGCCACCGCCCATATTTGCACCTTGAGCAGCTAACTGGGCTCCATATCCACCTGCCTGTTGATTACGAGCCGCCTCTACTGCATCAGCAAATGACATGCCTGGCTGCACCGCATTTTGATACATAGGCATACTTGCGTTTGGCATAGCGCCCTGAGCAGCCTGTTGTAGACTGCCCATATTGTTGACAGGAGCAGGGCCACGATTGCCGTACTGAGGCTGCTGTGGTCTCGGTAGTGCTCTGCCCTTTTGTGTCATCAACTGGCCTTTTTCGCCGCGATATACACCAGGAGAAAGCCGAGTCATCTTAGGTTCACGAGCAAGTGCGCCTTTCAGCATCTTACCTTTTTCAGCCATATTATTTCTCCTTCTTGGATTTACTTACTCGATAATTGCTTTCCAGCGCTTGTCGTACTGTTTTTGCTTTTGTGACAACACCTTGATCATTCATATACATACCTGGAGATACTCGTCGCACTTCACCTTTAGGTGGAGGCTTCATGCTGTTTTGTTGTGTCGGCTGAACCCCTGCTGTTAGTTGTTGAGCGCCAGACAACATTTCGTTGTATTTAGTTTGATCAATACGCTCGTCTTTTAATGCTTCGTCAAGTTTTTGTTTAACTAGATCATAGGTTACGCCTTGTTGTTGCGCAAAGTGCTGCATGTTTTTCACGGCAATAGCGGGATCATCACCGGCATTACTAACAGCGCCTTTTGCGTACCAAGCTGCAATATCCGCATTTTTTTGGCCTACAAAACCGTAAGCAGCAGCTAAAGCACCCGCTAGTGGAATTGTGTTGTTCCAGGCATTTGGTTGAGCTTCAGCAATCTTATCAATGTTTTTCCATTTAAGAGTCGATCCGTCCTGGCCAAAATTGTACTTTGTTCCATCAGCTAAGGTGCCCATGTAATTTTGATCAAGAACCTTGTTCTCTTTCAAAACATTACGAATGTTATCTCGCATGAATTGCGCTTTGCCTTTGGAGCTTCCAGTCCAAGAACCAATAGCTCCGGCTGCTGCGCCAACTGCCGCGCCGATTGCCAATCCCCATGGACCGAAATACGAGCCAATCATCGCCCCGGATGCAGCCCCGCCTAACGCACCCTGTTGCGTTCGTTGAGAACCAGCAGCAGTTTCTCCAATCATTTCTGCTGTTTTGTATCCTTGGTAAACTCCGGCTGCTACTGCAAGCGGAGCGGCTGCTGCTCCTAAGGTTTGCGAACCGGCAAATTGCATACCAGCCTGGTTAGCAGCTTGCGCCCCTAAACTTGCTGCTGTTGCGCCAGAAATTCCCGCGCCCAAGTTATCGCCAGATTGATATGATTTGTATGCTTGGTAGGCCGACAATAAAGCAAGTGCACCACTACCTACGGCATCCCAATTAACGGAACTCATGAAACCAGGATCATTTAATGCCTCGGATGGAATTTGAGTTGTTCCGCCTGTTGGAGTTTTAATAATAGAAACATCGCCATTCGTTGCAACGACTTCAGGTTTATATGGAGTATACAATCCATTACCAGTCATATCTGCTGTCGAAGTGAATCCTGTTTGGGCAGGAACCCCTTGAGCATTAGTAATAGCGTTGCCGACCTGATTGCCCATTCCAGATCCGAACGGTTGTTCAGTTGTACTTGTCCAGTTTCGAACATTAGGAAATCCGCGTAGAGCTTCGTTTGCTACAATACCACCAGCAACCACGCCCCCCGCTTGTGCTAATCCTGCGTTCTCGGCTTCTGCCTGCTGACGCTGCGCTCTTTCATCTGGAGTAGTAGGTGGTCCAAACCGTTGTTCAACAAGCTGTGTAGCCTGAGCACCTGGCATACGCTGCGCTCTTAGCCAACGGTAGTAAGCAATAGGGTCTTTTTGTGTGATTGCTGGCTCTTGCATTATATCCACGTCCCAAACATAGCTACGCCATTTCTTGCATACTGAAGTGGTCTAGTGCTTCCACCAGCCCAAATCACCTTTCCTGAAATTGTTCTACCAAACTCTTCATGTAACTGTTGCTGGAATACCGGGCGAATACTGTCAAGCCCGTGAATCTCTGCAAACCGTTCCAGAATACCCTGCTCTAACAACTTCTCTTGAAATATGCTGGTGTCCGTATCCGCACGAAACTCATTGTACGGACCGTTGTAATAGGCCCAAGTAACACCACCATCCGATACTGAACCGCTTGTATGCGTTGGTGCTGTTGATCCAGTCGTTCCACCGGCTGTAGTTTGGTAATAGTTGCCGTTGTAAAAACAGTACGAATTAGCGGCAAAAGAGGTAGAAGCCACCCAAGTTTTAGGAACTACCGATCTATCGGCTATGTACTCAAAAATGAGTATATCGCCGTTATTGTTTGCACCAGGCGTAGGATTGATCAACAACTCAGTGTTGCTTAATCCGCGTATCTGGAACCGCTGATAGATTGTTGGCTCTAATCCAAAGCCTCGAATCTCGCCATACTCTTGCTCGCTCATTGGCCCCAAAACACGCCAGCGAGTGCTTTGGTTCCAGAACGTTTCGTATTGATAGCGAGAAAAAGCCGCTGGTAGCGCGTACGTCGATTGGCCAGCTACCAGCGTAATTGAGCCCGAAGCGTAACATTTAGGCCACGGATACGCTTCAAATATGTCACGGTTAATGCGTTGCGCGATAGCAAGTAGCTGCTTGGTTGTCGTCTCGTTGGATGAGAAGATGTTGGACTCAACAGTGTAGCCAGCTTCATTTGCAACGTTTTGTATAACCGTGGCTATGCTCATACTTTTCTGGGTCGCCCTCGTCGTTTTGGTTCGTCGGATGCCTCTTCAACATCGTCGTATGACTCTTCTTCTTCAACGATTTGTCGTCGATAGCCGCGAAGGTCAGTGCCTTCGTTAGCCTCAACTCGCTGAATCATAAGCTCTAGCTTTTCTTCAAGCGCTTTCTGTCGAGCCTCTGACTTCTCCAAAAGCTGTCGTAGCTTTACTACCTCGCTCTGGTCTGTCTGTGACGCTGCTACCCACTCCTGAGCCAACTTAACAAACTTGCTAAGGGGTCCGAGCTTTCGCTTAATCTCATCATGAGTCTCAGCCAACTGCTCTACAGTACGGAAGCCAAGATACTGAAGTTCCCGCATAGCGGTTCCAGTCATTGACGGCCACTCTTGTAGCGGCATACCGCTAGTAATTGGCTCGCCACCAGCCTGGAATCGTTTGTATTCCTCTGGGTACTCCTGTATGTCTTGAGGCTCAATCTTGCGTACAGTCTCATCGCCACCTGGGAACTGAATGGAAATTGAAGGTATCTCGTCAAATATGGGACGGCCTTCACGCAGAGACTTTTCCTCATTTTCATTGTAGGCAAAAAAGAACCTGATGTTGGCTCCACGGTAACGCTTTTGTGGCGCACCGTTAGTCATCATCGGATGTTGCCATTGAAGATTTGGCATAATTCATTCTCCTAAATAGGCATAATTGCCTATCTAGCATATACCACTACGCTTCAATCACTACCAACGTGTTAATAGGGCTACCGCTTGTCTGGTACGCTGTAATTGCTCCAGAAGGTACAAACCCTTCTGTGAACCGAATTACGTTGCTACCTGCGCTGCTTGGCAACACATAACACTTGTTAGTTGATGTTGGCGTAATGCCGGTTAATGTCTCGCCATTCAATCCAATAGCTATGTTTGCTGCGCTATTGTTCTGAATAATAAGGCACTTACGAAACCCGTTGGCAGCCAAAATAGTAGTGCTTGTAGCTGTATTTACCGTCGGCGTAGTAGTTGCTGCGTTGCCAGATTGATTCATAAATCATCCAAAAAAAGGGGGGATTGCTCCCCCCATAGCATCAAGTTGCCTTAGTGAACTTTAGGTAAAAGAAAGACGTACCGTTTGATACAACCACAAAGCAGTTAGTATCAGCATCGTTATCCTTCACAATACCTACAAATCCAGTTCCTACAGTAGCTGGAGCACCGAACGAAGTGGTTAGCTCTGCTGCTGTTGGAGTAGTGTCATTGACGTTATTGATTGCCATTTTAGTACGAACGCCACCGGCTGTAGCTACTACAGCGTTAGTGCTCGTTACAGTTGTAAAAGTTCCGTCAGAAACTTCTACAGCCTGCTCGGGTGGCATACCCAAGCCGATAAGATTGGTTAAACTTGGCATAATTCCTCTCAAAAAGGGGGGCTGTTACGCCCCCCAGTTTATTAGTTCACCTTGAGGTGCGCTACAGAACCAAGCTCTACAGCAGCAGCGCCAGTTGTAGCTGCAAGTCCAACAACATAAGAAATCTTAGTTGTTGAAGCATCATCAGCCACACCAGCAGTTGCAGTTGTGTTCAGGTTGTTCTTGGCAACATAGCTTGCAGCTAGCTTGCCCTTAATTCCTGATCCAACTCCACCGCCATTAAGCCCACCAACCCATACCCA